GTGGCATTACCTCAACAAAAAGATACATATGAGGGTAGTAATATATTAAAAACAGATACTACTAAAAGGCACGATCATATAATGTCCATAATGGGATTAGTTATGGATATGGGCGATCAAGCATATGCGGATAAAGACAGATTTCCGACAGGGGCTTGGTGTAAGCAAGGAGATTATGTGATGTTCCGTGCTAATACAGGTACAAGATTTACAGTCAATGGATTAGAGTATCGTCTAATGAATGACGATTCTATAGAAGCTGTTATAGATGATCCGACTGGCATTAAAAGAGCAATGTAGGGAGTAAACAATGCCATTTCAAAAAGTAGAATATAAATTTCCTGACGAGGATACAAATGATAACAAAAATGAAAATGATACTATCGAAGTTGAAAAATCTAGTGCTGTCGAAATTGACATTTCTGGAAAAACCTCTACCGCTAACGGAAAGTCCAAAGAAGAAACAGGACATACCGAAAGTAAAGCAGAAGCAGAAACAAAAACGGAAACGAAAGAAAACAACTACGAGATAGAAGTTGTTAATGATGTTCCTAAAGCAGATAGAGGCCGTAAGCCGTCTGAGCCTCCCGCTGATATAACGGAAGAAGAACTAGGAGAATATTCTGATAAAGTTCGCAACAGAATAAAACATTTTAGTAAGGGCTATCATGATGAGCGTAGAGCTAAAGAAGCAGCGTTTCGTGAGAAACAAGAGCTCGAAAGTTTAACAAAAAGGCTCATAGATGAGAACAACAAACTAAAAGAAACACAAAACAAAAATCAGACAGCTATGCTTGAGCAAGCTAAGAAAGCAGCAGAAAAAGAGCTAGAAGATGCTAAAAAGGCATATAAGATAGCTTATGATGCTGGCGATTCAGAGGCTGTAGTTACAGCTCAAGAAAGTTTAACAACTGCTAAAATTAAGTCTGATAAGTTAAACAATTTTAAAATACCCGCTTTACAAGAAGAAAATAGTGAGGTACAAAATAAAGAGGGGAACACCCCACCCCCAGTCGTTGACCAAAAGGCATCGAGTTGGCATGAGAAAAACCAATGGTATGGCGTTGATGACGAGATGACAAGTTACGCTTTGGGGTTGCACAGCAAACTTGTCAAACAACACGGCAACGACTACGCCAAAACCGATGAGTACTATTCAATTATAGATGCTCGTATGCGAAAATTGTTCCCAGAGAATTTTGAGGACAGTGAAACAGAAGTAGAGACCGAGACTGAAAAGCCGAAGCTAAACAATGTGGTTGCACCCGCTACACGGAGCACAGCACCTAAAAAGGTCAGATTAACGCAAACACAAGTAAATCTCGCTAATCGACTTGGAGTCCCACTTGAATTATACGCCAAGAAGGTTGCAGAAGAAATGAGGAAAAAATAATGGCTGAGAATAGAATAAATCGTGAACAAACTGTACGTGAAACTACTACTCGAAAACAGGCATGGAGGAGGCCAGAAACACTGCCCGCTCCAAAAGAAGAAGCAGGATACACATACCGCTGGATACGAACAAATACTCAAGGTCAAGTAGATGCTACTAATGTTTCCTCAAAATTACGTGAGGGTTGGGAACCTGTAAAAGCGTCTGACCATCCAGAAATCACTTTGGTGACTATCGAGAATGAAAAGTTCAAAGATAACATTGTGATAGGAGGGTTAATGCTATGTAAGGCTCCGATTGAGCTCAAGAATGAAAGGACTGCGTATTTTAAATCGCAGACTGACAATCAGATGAGATCAGTGGATAACAACCTCATGCGAGAGAACGATCCTCGTATGCCTCTCTTTAATGACAGGAAAACGAAGGTCACTTTTGGAAAAGGTAATTAATTTTTAACAGGAGACCAAATCTATGGCTTATCCAACTATTGATGCCCCTTATGGGCTAGTACCCGTTGGTTTAATCGGTGGTCGTCCTTACACAGGTGCTACTCGACAAATGAAGATAGCCAGCAACTATGGCACAGCTATCGGAAAAGGCGATTTAGTCAAACGTGTAAATGACGGAACTATTGAAAGAGACGGAAGTACAACCGCCTTCCCAGCTACTGGGACACTAGGCGTTTTTATGGGTTGTAGTTATACAGACCCAAATACTAGTCAATTAACATTTAGAAACCAATACCCTGGCAGCATTGTTGCTAGTGATATTAGTGCATTTGTTGTTGACGATCCTGACGTTATATTGAAAGCGGCAGTCTGTTCTTCAGGAACAACAATGGCAACAGTAGCAAGAACTGTTATTGGTAACAAGGCTTCAATCATTAGTAATACGTTAAATACTACTAATGGAAGAGGTAAATTAGCTATTAACAGTAGTACAGCTACAACTTCGACACTACCATTTCAGATTATTGATGTGGTTGACAGCACAGCAACGGGAGCAGATGCTTTCCAAGAAGTGCTTGTTATCTACAGCACACATACTGACAATGGCAGTAATGTGTTCATAGGTGGACACGCTTATCGTAACCCTGTTGGACTGTAGGAGGAATAGACAATGGCAATTTCAAGAGCACAACTCCTTAAAGAGCTACTTCCTGGTCTTAACGCATTATTCGGTTTAGAGTATGCAAAATACGGGGAAGAACATGCAGAGATCTTTGAATCAGAGACTTCTGACCGTTCTTTTGAGGAAGAAACTAAACTATCAGGCTTCTCTGCAGCACCAGTCAAAGACGAAGGTTCTGCCATCGAGTATGACACTGCACAAGAAGCATTCACCGCTCGCTACACACACGAAACAGTGGCGATGGGCTTTTCAATAACAGAAGAGGCTATCGAAGATAACTTGTATGACTCTTTGTCAGCACGTTATACAAAGGCACTAGCTCGTGCGATGGCGTATACCAAGCAGGTAAAAGCAGCAACTATTTTAAATAATGCTTTTGACTCAGGTACTACTTATGGAGACGGAGTAGAGCTTTGTTCTACTGCACACCCATTAGTAAGTGGTGGAACTAACTCTAACGAACCAGCTACGGCTGCTGATCTTAACGAAACTTCTTTAGAAGCTGCTGTTATTCAGATCGCAGGATGGACAGATGAAAGAGGACTCCTAATTGCAGCGAAACCTCGAAAACTGATTATTCCACCGAATTTACAGTTTGTGGCAACAAGATTGTTAGAGACAGAGGGCAGAGTAGGATCAGCGGATAACGACCTAAACGCATTAAAGAATAATGGGTCTATCCCAGAGGGCTATGCTATCAATCACTATTTGACTGATACAGATGCTTTCTTCCTATTAACTGACGTTCCTAATGGCTTAAAGCACTTTACACGTAGCCCAATGGCAACATCTATGGATGCTGACTTTGATACAGGTAATAGTCGTTATAAGGCTAGAGAGAGATACTCATTCGGTGTCTCCGATCCTTTAGGAATCTTCGGTTCCCCAGGAGCATAAAACTTTTATTTAAGGGGGTGCTTGTCACCCCTTTATTTTTATGTATAATAAATTAAACCTTGATGAACAATAATGTTCAACATGCCAAGACAAGGAGATTTAAATGGCAAATACAACTTTTAACGGCCCCGTCCGATCCGAAAACGGTTTTAAAACAATATCCAAAAACGCAACCACTGGTGTATTAACAGAGCAAATAGTCGCTTCAAGTGGTGGTGTATTAGAAGTACAAAAGGTTGCTACTTCTGGTAGAGACAACATAGTTGCAGCAGGAACAACAGTTGGTGCTAACAACGCTAGTTTAGGAACTGCGGCTACTATATTCAATATAACTCCAAATGCACATGGATCTGGTATTGCTGATGCAGCGATAAACACCTTTATAAATAAAATTGGTGGTGACATAGTAACAACTATACTCGTAGATCTACACGGAGGTTTAGCTTCTGGTGGAGCAGCTAACGATGTTATTGGTACTGATGGTGGTGCTGCTAATGCTTATATAGCTGAGTTAACTAAAGAAGTTAATGGTATACCATACAAATTAGAGTTCATTTGTCTTGAAGTTCCTACAGGTGGAGATCCTGACATTAACCTTGTTTGTTCTGCAACAGGTACAACAGCAGAAAATGCTGCAGTGACTAGTGGAACTGTGTTATTTAACAACGGTGATTTAACTTTAGGATTACATAATGAAGCTGATGCAGGATCAACTCTTGCAGCTTTAAGTAAGAAATATCTGTATCTAACTTGTGGTGATGCAACAGAGGCTGCTTATACAGCAGGTAAACTTGTTATCAAGATTCATGGTGCGGCTTTCGACTATAACAACGGATAATTTGGAGGCTAGATTATGGCAGGTTTATCAGATGTACGAGCTCTGACCATCAGTGATGAGAATGCTGCAGACGATGATAGATTAGTAACTGCAGCAAGACCAAACACTTCCGCAACGATGGCAAACACTACGTTTGCTGGTGGTGCAGCTAGAAATGTTACAGTTACAACTACAGGCACAGGTGATAACGCAAAGACTTGTACCATTACTGGTACAGATGTTTTTGGTGATGCTTTGACTGAAGTTATAACATCAACTGGATCAGCAGAAGCAGTAGCAGGTACAAAGTTATTTTTAACCGTTACTGCAGTTGAATGTTCAGCACAATATGCAGCGAACATAAAAGTTGGTTCAGGAACATTGTGTGCTCAAGCAGTAGAAAGTTCTAATAGAGTAAGATTAAAAGGTATGTCCGTGGTGTCAGGTGGCACAGCAGGTGATGTGGAGTTTATAAATGGCACACCTGAAAGTGGCACTACACTATTTAAATCAAGGACTATTGGGACAGCTAACACCACTGTGGATAGAACTATACCTTCAGAGGGAGTTTTGTTTGAGAGTGGAGCTTGTGTGAAGTATACTTTAGATACGGCAGATAATATAACTGTATTCTACGCATAGAGGTAGATATGGCACAAAAAGGCACAATGAAGGGTCACACTATAAAAGGGGGACATAAGCGTCCCACTAAAGCTGGTGCTGGTATGACTAAAAAAGGTGTAGCCAAGTATCGTAGAGACAACCCTGGATCTAAACTAAAAACCGCTGTTACTGGGAAAGTTAAGCCTGGTAGTAAAGCTGCAAAAAGACGCAAATCCTTTTGTGCACGTAGTGCTGGGCAAATGAAAAAATTCCCTAAAGCTGCGAAAAACCCAAATAGCCGTTTACGTCAGGCACGTAGACGATGGAAATGTTAGGAGATTAAAATGATAAATAGAGCAAGTATGCCAAAACAAATGAAAGACAAAATGAAAAAGAAAAACATGTATGCTGAAGGTGGTAAATTGAAGATGGTTACCAACGATCAAGGTCAGAAAGTTCCTTTCTTTGCAGCAGATGGCAAAGGGAAAATGATGGCTGGAGGCAAAGTCAAGAAGATGATGGGTGGTGGTATGACCATGATGCCAAAGAAAAAGAACATGATGGGTGGTGGCAAAGTCAAAAAATACGGAGGCGGAGGAAAAGTCCGTGGTTGTGGTATGGCTAGAAAAGGCACAAGACCTGTAAAAATGGTGATGATGAAAGGCTCTGGATAATGAGTGGTGTATACACAGATGATGTGCAGACTAGAACTGTTACTAACGATGATGGTAAAACCAAAACTTTTAAAAGCACTGGAGTAGATAAAAAAGGTAAACATTTTTTTACAAGCTCAGATAATGCAAAAATTAGAGAGTTTAAAACAGGTGAAAAACCAAATTTAAAGACTGGTATTCCTATTGGTGCAGGCACTTCAAAACTTAGAAAAAGTATGCCAAGAGGTGATATCACTAAAAAAATAAAAAGTGGTGGTATGATAAAGTACAGAGGTGGCGGCATTGTTTCTAAATCACGTCCAACCAAGTATGTATAGGTGCTTAAATGAGAGTATATTATAAAAAAGGTGGTTCTGTAAAAAAGAAGAAAAGTAAAAGTAGAGTCAATGAGGCAGGTAACTACACAAAACCATCTTTACGTAAGCGTATTTTTAATAGAATAAAAGCTGGCGGTAAGGGTGGTAGACCTGGTCAGTGGAGTGCTCGTAAAGCTCAGATGATGGCTAAAGCATATAAGAAAGCTGGTGGAGGATATACTAGCTAATGGCATTAAAAAAGTCACAAAGGAGTTTAAAAGCATGGGGTAAGCAGAAGTGGCGAACCAAAAGTGGTAAACCTAGTACACAAGGGCCAAAAGCAACAGGCGAGCGTTACTTACCTGAGAAAGCAATTAAGGCTCTTTCGCCCGCTGAATACGCCCGTTCTACGGCTGCTAAACGCAAGGCAACTAGAAAAGGTAAACAAGTGGCTAAACAGCCCAAAAAGATTGCTAAAAAAACGAGAGCATACAGAAAATTTACGTAAGGTAAAGGAAAGTTTAGGATATGGCGACATCGGGAACAACCGCATTTGAGATGGACTTCACGGAGATAGCTGAAGAGGCTTGGGAACGTGCAGGTAGAGAGATGCGTTCGGGTTATGATTTAAGAACTGCTCGCAGGTCTATGAATCTAATGACCATAGAATGGCAGAATCGTGGTATTAATATGTGGACAATAGATAGTGGCACTATATCTGTAGTAGCAGGAACAGCACAATATGATCTACCTGCAGATACAATAGACCTTCTTGACCAAGTTATACGTACAAATGCAGGTAATGCTACTACACAATCTGATCTTACCATAAGTCGTATAGGTGTGAGCACTTACGCATCTATCCCTAACAAGTTAACAACGGGTAGACCGATACAAGTATTTATAGAAAGATTAATAACACCAAGAATAAACTTGTGGCCTGTCCCTGATACCAGTTACACATTTGTGTATTTTAGAATGAGAAGAGTGCAAGATGCTGGTAATGGTGTGGAAACACCAGATATAGTATTTCGTTTTCTACCATGTTTAGTTGCTGGATTAGCTTATCATATAGCTATGAAAGTCCCAGAATTAGCTCCAAGAATAGAAATGTTAAAAGCTGCATATGATGAGCAGTATGCGTTAGCTGCTGGCGAGGATAGAGAAAAAACGTCAGAAAACTTTGTGCCAAGAATAGGTAGGATTTAGAATGCCAAGTAAATTTGCATCAGGTAGAAACGCTTTAGCAGAGTGCGATATATGCGGATTTAGATTTTATTTAAGAGAGTTAAGAAGTTTAATTAGAAGAGGTAACGATACAAATATAAAAGCATGCCCACAGTGTTGGAATCCTGACCATCCACAAAATGAATTAGGTAGATATCCTGTGTATGACCCACAAGCTATACGTAATCCTAGACCAGATTTTACTGGATACCCTAAAAGTAGAGCGTTAATATATTCTGGTTCTGAGTTTAATAAATTAAGTTTTGCCACGTCTGTGGTTGTGGGGCAAGTAACAGTTAGTACAAGTTAGAGGTAGTTATGAATTATACATCTTTAAAAGCAAACATATTAGATATATGTGAAACAACATTTACAGATGATCAACTCGCTATGTTTACTCAACAGGCAGAACAAAAAATATTTAATACTGTAGAGTTAGCAGCAATGCGTAATGTTGATAGTAGTAGTTTAACCGCTGGTAATGAGCTGTATACTACACCTGATGGGTATTTGTACACTTATAGTTTAGCAATAGTAAATAATGATACTCAGACTTTTTTATTAAATAAAGACTCTAATTTTTTAAGAGAAGCGTATCCAGTAACTACAACTGCTAAACGTGGACTACCAAAGTTTTATGCTTATCATAGCACTTCAGGTAATAAAATAAAATTTATGTTTTCTCCAATTCCAGATGCTAATTATACATTAGAACACATATATGCAAAATATCCTACATCTATTGTGACTGCGGGAGGTACATATTTAGGGGATAATTTTGATTCAGCATTATTAAATGGTGCTTTGGTAGAGGCCATACGGTTTATGAAAGGGGAGCCTGACTTGGTTGCTCTATATGAAAAGTATTATTTACAAGCCATAGCTTTATTAAAACAATTTGGCGATGGTAAACTAAGACAAGACTACTACCGTTCTGGTCAACAAAGAACTAATGTGGGGTAATGTAAATGGCTATAACACAAGCTACATGCACATCCTTTAAAGTGGCTCTACTAAATGGTGAAATGGATTTTAGTAGTGATACATCTCAATCTTTTAAAATAGCTTTGTTTACGTCTAGTGCCACCCTAAACGCTGATACTACAGCATATAGCACAACAAACGAAGTGTCAGGTACAGGTTATGATGCAGGGGGTAAGACTCTTACCATAGCAACAAACCCTACATCATCAGGCACTACAGCATTACTAGATTTTTCTGATGTAACTTGGAGTTCTTCTTCAATTACAGCCAGGGGAGCTTTAATATATAAGAGTGCAACAGGTAATCCTGCCGTTGCAGTAATTGATTTTGGAGAGGATAAACAATCCAGTTCGGGAAACTTTCAAATAAGTTTTCCTATTGCAAACTCAGAAAACGCTATAATACGTATAGTATAATGTTTTGTTGCTGTTTTCTGTTTATTGATGTATTAATAAGTATAGAGGTATTATAAATGGCTACAGCGTATACCACATCTTTAAAATTAGCGTTACCTACTCAAGGTGAATTGACAGGTACTTGGGGAGACACGCTTAACAATCAAGTAACTTCTATGATAGAAGAAGCCGTTGCTGGATTAAAAACTATAAATACTTGGAGTACAAACTCTGCTACACTATCCACAGCAGACGGTACAACCTCTGAATCACGAGCGGCTATTTTAAATTTAACAGACACAACCTCTGATTTAAGTGGTGCAGGCACTGTAATATGTCCCGCAGCAAGTAAAGTTTACATAGTTAAAAATGCTACTGGACAAACAATTACAGTTAAAACAGCTTCAGGTAGTGGTATTGCTATACCAGATGGTACAACTGGGTTTGTGTATTGTGATGGCACAAATGTATTAGAAGCACTAACAAACGTGGCTGGTAACTTAGTAGTTGGTGGTAATGCTTCTATAGGTGGTAATCTTACTGTAACAGGCACAACTACGTTCAATGGTGGTACACTAACTCTTGGTGATGCTAACACAGATAATATTGTATTTGGTGGTGAAGTAGATTCTAACATCATACCTGACGATGACGATACACATGATCTAGGATCGTCCAGTAAGAAATGGAAAGACATATACATTGATGGCATCGCATATTTAGATGCTATTAATCTTAATGGCACAGCAATCACATCTACAGCCGCAGAACTAAATATACTTGATGGTGTAACATCAACAGCATCAGAGCTTAACATATTAGATGGTGTAACATCTACAGCAGCAGAACTTAATATATTAGATGGTGTAACAGCCACCACCGCAGAATTAAATATACTTGATGGTGTAACAGCCAGTGCTTCTGATATTAATTTAATTGATGGTATTACAAATGGAACAGTATCGGCATCAAAAGCTGTAATAGTCGATTCAAACAAAGATATAAGCGGATTTAGAAATCTTAGTATTACAGGTGACTTAACGGTTGCAGGTGATGATATTACCATGGGGACTAACACTTCAGGTAACTTACTTGTTGCAGATGGAACAAACTTTAACTCTGTGGCAGTAGGCGATTTATCTGAAATATCCAGTGTGGCTAACGATGATGTATTTTTAGCAGTAGACACTTCTGGTGGTGGTCTTAAAAAGATTACAAGGAGCACAATAGTATCAGGATTGGCTGTTGGTGGTGTTGCTTTATCTAACATAGTAGAAGATACTACACCTCAACTTGGTGGTAACTTAGACATGAACGGTCAAGATATTGTCACCACTTCAAATGCTGACCTTGAGCTTGCACCAAACGGGACAGGACATGTAACTGTTAAAGGTAATGACAATCAAGGCACTATACAACTTAATTGTGAGAACAACTCTCATGGACAACAGATAAAAGCTGCACCACATTCAGAAAGTGCTAACAACGTCTTAACTCTTCCTAGCACAGGGGGAGATGCTAGATTAGTTTCGACAAGTTCAACTGCTACATTAACAAATAAAACACTAACAGATCCTGTAATAACAAATATGACAGGCTCTACAATAACATTAGACTCTGCAGGAGATATTACTCTTGATGCAGGTGGTGCAGACATATTATTAAAAGATGATGGTACAACTTATGGTGGACTTAGTAACAACAGTGGTGAGCTTCTCATAAAGTCAGGCACTACAACTGCTATGACATTTAGTGGTGCTAACGTAACACTAGAAGGTAACTTAACTGTATCAGGCACAACCACCACAGTAAATTCAACAACAGTAAATTTAAATGACCACAACATCGTATTAGATAGTGGCAATAGCACAAGTGCAGTGGTAAATGGTGCAGGTATTACAATAGAGGGTGGTTCAGGTGATGATGCTACATTTAGTTATAATACCACAGGCCCTAAGTTTGAATTAAAATTAGGTTCAAACCACGAAGACTTACAAGTTGACCAACTAATAGCAGCATCTTTAGATATATCAGGGGACGTAGATGTAGACGGAACTTTAGAAACAGATGCACTGTCCATTAATGGTACGACAGTTACGTCAACCGCAGCAGAATTAAACATACTTGATGGTGTAACATCAACAGCATCAGAGCTTAATATACTTGATGGTGTTACATCCACAACAGCAGAACTTAATATATTAGACGGTGTTACCTCAACAACAGCAGAGTTGAACATCTTAGATGGTGTAACATCTACAGCAGCAGAGCTAAATATTATGGATGGTAATACATCCGCTTCCTCTACGACATTAGTAGATGCAGACAGAGTAGTAACAAATGACAATGGAACAATGAAGCAGGTCGCTTTATCTGATGTCAAAACATATTTAAGTAGTGCAGGGTTTACCACGGACGACCCGACAGCACTTGCAATAGCGTTAGGATAATATTATGGCAAATACATTTAAAACAGTCACATTTGCAGCCGAGCCAGCCAGTGCAGGAACTCCATATGTAATGTATACAGTGGCAGGAAGCACTACAACTGTTGTCTTAGGTTTAGTTCTTGCAAATATACATACAGCACAAGTTACAGCAACAGTCAGGTTAGTTAGTGATACAGGTAGCAGAGGTGGCTCAAACAACGTAACAAACGGAACAAGTATTATTGTGCAAGATGCACCCATACCTGTTGGAAGTAGTTTAGAGTTACTATCGGGTAACAAGGTTGTATTAGAAGCTACCGATCAAATTACTATAGATTGTTCCGTAGCAGATAAACTTTCAGGAACATTGAGCATAATGGAGATAACATAAGATGCCATATATAGGGAATACAGCATCCGATAGATTTGTAGCAGCAAAAGCAGCCACACAGTTTTCTGGTGATGGTTCTACAACTGCATTTACATTAGACCATGCAGTAGGTTCTGATGAGGACATACTTGTATCTGTAGATGGTGTTATACAAGAACCATCTGTAGCATACGCAGTAAGCAGTGGAACTACACTTACGTTTACTGCCGCACCATCAAGCAACTCAGGTAATAATATATTTGTGTATTACTTGTTTAGAACAGTGGGTACAGTAAGTCATCCAAGTAATAATGCGTTGACTGCAACAAGTGGTACGTTTAGCACAACCATTGCTTCTACAGGTAACGCTACAGTTGGTGGAACACTTGATGTTACAGGTAATGTAGGTTTAGGTGGAGCAAACACATCATCTTATTTACAAGGTGTAGTTGGTGGTAAAACAGCTACAATAGGAGATGGATCACAAGCTAGTTCAGCACTTGTTTTAAAAGATGATGATGGTGTTTTTGATATTGCAACAACTGCTGGTACACTTCGTATTTATGATGATAATAACGAAAGACTTAGAATGGATTCCACAGGTGCTGTAACCATACCAAGTCAACCTGCTTTTAATGTCAATTTAGGTGGTACAAGTACAAGTGCTTTAGCAACTAATGGTTCAGCACTTACACTTGCTTTTAATACAGAAAGATTTGACCAAAATGCTGATTTTGATACATCTAACTACACTTTTACTGCACCAATTACTGGTAAATATCTTTTAAGCGTTCATTTAAGAATAAATAATGCAGATTCATCGGCAACTTATTATATTCCTTCGGTGGCAACATCTAATCAGTTCTATAGAGACATTATAAATCCTAAATTTTCAAGTGACCCGGGTTATATGCCTATGCAAGTAACAGTAGTTGCAGATATGGATGCAAACGACACTGCTTATGTAACAATACAACAGTCTGGTGGGTCATCACAAAGTCAGGTTGATGGGGGTAATGATTACACATATTTTTCAGGCTACTTACTAGGGTAGCATAAGCCAAGAGTGAAACAACTCAATCATAAAGGAGATAAAAATGGCAAATCACACAAAGACAATAACATTAACAGATTTACAACAAAAAATTCTGTCTAATGATTTATACAATGACGTATCAGACAATGCAGGTATAGATGCTTGGTTGGATGGTGCGATTACAGGCAAGATAAACAACTGTTGGAAGCGTATGCAAACAGAGTGGACTACAAAATTGATGAACGACAGTAGCTTCACAGACCCCATACCAAGCAACCAAGCAGACTTTGTTGCACTTGTAACTGCAAGAAGTGACTATAAGACACGCAAACAAAGAGATGATGCAGATAGCATAAGCTAGGAGTAACGAATGGCATTAACAAAAGTACAGGGCGAAGGCATAAGTGGTGTAAGTATTTCTGCTAACAGTGAAATTACCATGACCTCACAACCTGCTTTTCAAGCAAGTAGTAGCACAAACCAAAATAATGTTGCCGTAGGTAGTCTTGTTACAGTTGAGATGGATACTGAACCATTTGACCAAAATGCTGATTTTGATACATCTAACTACACTTTTACTGCACCAGTAACAGGTAAATATTTTTTGCATACAGCAGTTTATTTACAACAAATTCCCACTGGAGCAAATTACGTATCTTTGAGAATAACCACAAGTAATCGTACTTATGTAGAAATTATGGATCCCAATTTTTCATCTAATTTAAGCTATCATACTCTTACAGTCACTGTTCTTGCAGACATGGATGCAAGTGATACTGCAAAAGTTCAAGTTTTACAAGCTGATAGTACACAACAGATAGACGTTGTTGGAAATGGTTCATACACATATTTCACAGGTGCATTACTATGTTAGGAGATAATTTATGGCATACATAGGAGTCAGTCCATCTAATGGAGTACGTAGGGTTCACACCTACACTGCAACAGCATCGCAGACCACATTCAGTGGTGCAGGTGCAGAGGGTACATCTTTAAGTTACAAAGACAGTAACTTCGTAGATGTGTACCAAAATGGTATCAAGTTAGGTGACGCAGACTATACATCAACAAGTGGTACATCAATCGTACTAGCACAAGGAGCATCCGTAGATGACCTCGTAGTGGTCGTGGTATTTGATGTGTTCTCGGTAGCAGACACTGTAAGTAAAGCAGATGGTGGCACGTTTGATGGCAATGTTACTATGGGTGGCACACTTGGTGTAACAGGTGCTACCACATTAACAGGTGGTGTGTCAGGTAATACAACATTTAGTAATAATGTTACTATAACAGGTGACCTTGCATCATCTACAAGTGGTACATCAAACTTCAGAGCAGGTGTCAATGCAGGTAACTCTATAGCAAGTGGTGGTAATTATAATACTGTAGTTGGAGATGAAGCAGGAACAGGAATTACTACTGGAGATTCTAATTCACTCTTAGGTTATCAGGCAGGAGATTCCATAACAGAAGGTGGCTCTAATGTGGCAATCGGTGCTGATGCGTTAAGTTCACTTACTACAAATGGTGCAAACACTATAATAGGAGCATCAGCAGGAACTAGCCTGACTGGAGCAGATAATACATTCGTTGGTAAGGACGCAGGTTACTATATAACTAGTGGTGCTAAAAATACAATTTTAGGTAAATTTGCAGGAAACTCTGGTGGCTTAGATATAAGAACATCAAGTAATAATGTTGTGCTATCAGATGGTGATGGTAATCTTGCAGCATATCGTACAGGTAGCAGTGGTGCAAGAAGTTGGTATTTAATAGGAGATGCTGACAGTAATGTAGGATTATTTGTAAGAAACCAAACTTCATCAAATCCTTATGGTATGGCTATTCAATTTCCAAATGAAGCTAATAATACTACTAGTCAATATTTTATAGTTTGTACTGACAGTTCTGCATCTAGATTCTTAGTCTACGCTAATGGTAATGTTGTAAATCAAAATAATAGTTATGGTGCAATATCTGATGTAAAACTTAAAGAGCAAATTGCAGATGCATCATCTCAATGGGATGATATAAAAGCATTAAAAATTCGTAAATATAAAATGAAAGAAGAAGTTTCTGCTAAAGGTGATAGTGATGATTTGTGGCGATTAGGTGTTGTTGCACAAGAACTTGAAACAGCAAAAATGAATGGTCTCGTTACAGAATCTCCTGATAGAGATGAAGATATGAAAGATTTAGGAACAACAACTAAATCAGTTAAATACTCAGTATTATATATGAAAGCAGTGAAAGCATTACAAGAAGCTATGACAAGAATAGAAACACTTGAAGCAAAAGTCACAGCATTGGAGAACGCAGAATGACCAAAGCAGCAGAATTAGCAAAGATGGGTGAAGTCCTAACCAACGACCAAATAGGAGGTCGTAGAAACGTCATAATTAATGGAAGTCAACAGGTGGCACAAAGGGCAACCTCAGTATCTGATGTCGGTGGTTCTCAAGGTTATTTCTGCACAGATAGATTTAAAAGTACATT